TCGGGAGCGCAAAACGCGGCCAAGCAGCGACAGTGGTCGTTTTGCTTCTTGCTCAAAGACGAGCTCGACGGCTGGCCGACGGATTCGAAAGACGGCGATCTCGACGCGCTATCCGACGACCGAACGAAGGCCTTCGAAAAGCAAAGGAAGATCGGCCGGATGTCGACACCGGCGGAGACGCCTTCGGCAATCGAGAGCGCCTACCTTCGCGGAGACCAAAGAAAGTACTTTGTGAAGTGTCTCAAGTGCCGAGAACCGCAAGTTCTCCGATGGGCCGGAACGAACGACGACACCGGGCTAGAGTACGGTGTGAAATGGGATTACAACGAAGCCGGCCAGGTCGACGAAGAGTCCGTTCGATACGTCTGTAAACATTGCGGACACCCTCACCGGGAGTACGATAAACACCGGCTTTTCGCCGAGGATAACGCCGAATGGAGACCGACGGCCGTTCCCGCTTCGCCGGAGATACGCTCATATCACCTCTCCGGGCTGTATTCGCCGGCGGGAATGGGCTCATGGTATCGGTGCGTTCTTCAATACCTCGAGGGGTGGGATCCGAAGACCAACAAGATGACCAATCCGGAGAAGTACCAGGTTTTCTATAACAACGTTCTCGCGAAGCCGTTCAAGGTGTACGGCTCGAGGGTACCCTTCCAGGCCGTCGAGCGACAGAGACGTGACGGATACCACTTCGGAGAGATACCGAACGACCTCGCCATAAAGTACACCGGCGGCCGGATTTTGCTCCTCACTTGTGCGGTCGATGTCCATGAGAAATTTCTAGCCGTCGCCGTTCATGGTTGGACCCGAGGCGGCCGGTGTTTTTTGATCGACTATTGGGGTAAAGACCGATACGGAGACGACTCCGAGAAGGGGTGCAAAGACATCGACTCCCCGGTATGGAAAAACCTTCGAGACTTCATAGTCGAGAAGCGCTACCACTCGAACGACGGCGCCGAGTACTTTATCACCTTGACGCTCGTAGACGCGGGGTGGTCGCCGGATACCGTCTCGAGTTTTTGCTCTCAGTTCGAGGGCGGTGTCGTTCCCATCGTGGGACGAGCCAGGCCGGGCCGTAGTGGCACGATAACCAGCTTCTCAAAGATGCACCTAGCCACCGGTTTGCAGGGCTTCACGCTGTACGTAGACGGCTTCAAAGACCGGCTCGCGCAATGTCTTCGCCGGGAATGGACACTCGAAGACGAGAACGGCGAGCAAGTGTTACAGCCAGACCACCATGTAAACTTCCCGCTCAATGCCACCGAGAAGCAACTTCGAGAACTCACCGTCGAGACGAAGGAAAAGCAAATCGACAAGAAGGGAAACGTGTCGTGGTATTGGGCCCGGAACAAAAAAAGGAACGAACTTTGGGATCTCACGGTGTACGCCATGGGGGCGATCGACCTTCTCGCCGTCGACTATTGCCGGAACCAGCTCAAGCTCGACGCGGTCGACTGGGCTTTGTTCTGGGATGCATACGATCCCGACGTCGAGTAGTACGTATTAGACACTAAATATACATTCATTGTACAGGCTCGATTTTAGTGCCTTTGCGGTGATCACCTTTCTCTTTCGGAATACCCAACAAAAACAGGCAATTACGATTTGACGAGAAATTTACTTGACAGTCAAGTGTTCAGTGCGGAAAATGTACTTATGGTGTACATCAGATGTACACCGCCGCAGCTTGTAGAAAGTAGAACATGACAACGGCCATCACAAACGCTTTCCTAGACCAAGTAATCGCCGGATTAAAGCAAAAAATACTCAATTTTGAAACGGCCGTAACCGCTCTCGAGTCGGGCGCCGTCACCGAGTACAACCTCGACACCGGTCAAACCGTCGTCAAGGTCAAAAAGGCCGACGTGTCGAATCTCCGAGAGTCTCTTCGAACCATGTACGGCCGGCTTTCCGAGCTCGACATTCGTCGTCACGGTGGCTCGACTACACAGATGATCCCGGATTACTAGGAGGCGATTATGTGGGATGCTGAATACGTAGGGCCCGACGCACCGGAACGGGCCGTTTTTCCGACCTCTACCACAACCGCCGACAGTGTCGAATATATCGACGCTCCGGGCTCCGAGCACGCCTTCTTCGACGGCGAGAAATACATCGGCGGCTTCGGCCCGACTCAACTCTTTACAATGGATTACGAGACGCTTCGGGCTCGAAGCGCTCAACTCTTTCGAGAAAATATCTACGCTCGAGGCCTTATTCGCCGGCTCTCGACAAACATAATCAACACCGGATTGCAACTAGAAGCGATTCCCGAAGAGTCGGTCGTCGGCGTTCCCGAAGATTCGCTCTCGATGTGGTCGGAAGATGTCGAGACCCGGTTCGGCCTGTATTCAAAGACTCCAAGCCTTTGCGACCATCAAAAGAGAGTCTCGCTCAACCGCCGGCAAAGACACATTCTCGAAGAGTCTCTCATCGTCGGCGATTGCCTTCTTGTTCTCCACTACGATCCGATCTTCAAGACGAACCGGCTCGAGATCATCTCCGGAACGAGAGTCGACACACCGCTCGAGGAGCCGGCCAAGGGTAACACCATTAAGTACGGTGTCGAGCTCGACGCCGACGGGAAGCATGTTGCGTATCACGTAGCGCAAGAAGACGGGACATCGAAGAGAGTCGCCGCGGTGGGTCGGAAGTCGAAGCGACGCGTCGCTTGGATGGTATACGGCACCGACCACCGTATCGACGACGTTCGCGGTGTTCCCCTTCTCGGGATCGTGATTCAGAGCATTAAAGAGATAGACAGGTATAGGGATAGCACCCAGCGAAAGGCGACGATCAATAGTATCTTGGCGATGTTCGTCAAGAAGACACAAGATGGCATGGGAACGCGTTCTCTTGGCGCCGGGGCTTCTCTTAAGGGTCAAGTCGACGTTACCGATTCCGACGGAACCACGAAGACACGGAATATACAAAAGTTCGTCCCCGGTGTCGTAATCGAAGAGCTCGGCTACGGAGAAGAGCCGGTTCCACATTCGGTATCGGGGACCGATGTCAACTTTGGCCGCTTCGAGTCGGCCGTACTCGCCGCTATAGCGTGGTGTAATGAGATCCCTCCCGAAATATTGGTTCTCTCTTTCAATAGCAACTACAGTGCGAGCCAGGCCGCCACAAACGAATTTAAAATGTTTCTCAACGGTGAGAGGTCGAAGTTCGGCGAGCAAGTGTTACAGCCGATTTACTCGGAATGGCTTATCACCGAGATTCTCACCGGCCGCGTTATCGCTCCCGACTTTCTCGACGCAATGAGAGACCCGTCGAAGGTGTACATCTTTGCGGCCTGGCTCAACTCCGACTGGACCGGAGCAATCAAGCCAAGCCTCGACATCGTCAAGACGGCGAAGGGATACGGCCTTCTCGCCGATCGGGGCTGGATAACGAACGCTCGAGCGACGAGAGAAATCACCGGAACGAAGTTCTCTCGGAACGTTCGGATTCAACGCAAGGAGAGAGAGCTCCTCGCCGAGCTCGGAGAGATTCTCGGGCCCGACCTCGAGAACATGAACGTCGAAGATGTTTCAACCGAAGAAATTGACCAGCAAGAAGCGGCGGCGGCGGCCGTTGTTCCATTATTGAAAGCAGACGGTAGAGAGTAGGAGGCGATACGATGGCAAGCAATCCCGCACTAGTAACAATCCCCGCGGCTCAATGGACGAAGGTAGCGACGGGAGCGAAAACGGGATGGATCTTCCCGCTCATCTTCGGATCCGTTAACTACGTTCAAACGTACCGATTGACCACCGACCCGGCACCGACCGACGGAGACTATTCCGAGGCCGTTCCGGTTTCTCAAGATGGGTACGAATTCGACTATTCCGTCGCCATGGATATTTATGTGTCGGTCACCGGCTCGGCGGCCGGAAAAGTTCGCGTAGACGTAGACACCTAGACAAAGGAGCTCGAGCGATGTCACCAAAAGCGGCCGAAGACAGAGAACTCTTAATTCGTATCGACGAGCGAACGACTCATATCGCGAAAGACGTCGAAGAGCTCAAACAAAAATCAATATCCGAGCACAAGGCGAAGCAACTCGATCAAGCGGCCCTTATGAAACACGAAGAAATTATGCATTCTCCGAAGGTGGCGACACCGCTCTCGAGAAAACAAATTACATGGATCATACTTGCCATCCTCGGGCTTCTTTCGGCGCTCGGGATCTCGGTTCCGGCGACATTAGGAGGCTAAAATGTCAAACTGGCTAGTGAATGAAAGCGCTCGAGAGGTCATCGGCCTCAGAAACGAACACAATATTACCGCGGCCGACCGGGCCGCCTACGAAGAGAAAATTACCGCCGGGCCTTCCGGGAAGACGAAAGTCGAAAACCGAGTCGCGTACATACCGATCAACGGCCTTCTCACGGAAGATCCGGATTTCTGGGCTTATTGGTCTGGACTCGGAAACACCACATACAAGAGCATTCGAGCGGCCGTTCTCGAGGCCGAAGCGCTATATGAGGCCGGCGAACTTGATAAGGCCGTTTTTGATGTTACCAGCTCCCCCGGGGGTAACGTCACCGGGCTTTTTGAAACGATGCAAGTCGTTAAAGATTCATCAATGCCGACAAAGACTCTCGTGCGGGACCTGGCCGCTTCCGCAACATACATGCTGATAAGCCAGACCGACGACATTCAGCTGCTCAACCGAGCGACTCAGGTCGGGAGCGTCGGCGTTATGCGAACGATGAGAAACGACGAGCAACTCATTCGAGTGACTAATACGGAATCTCCCGACAAAAATCCCGACGCTGCCACCAAAGCCGGCCTCGACGTAGTCAAGTCGGAGCTTGACGATCTCTTCGACGTTTTCGCCGAGAAAATCGCCGACGGTCGAAACACCGCGAAGAGCGAAGTCGTCGAGAACTTCGGCCGCGGCCGTATGGTCATCGCCGAAAAGGCCGTCGCCGCCGGTATGGTCGACGGGATCATAAATTCAAAAGAACAGTCGACGAGCTCGAGCTCGGCGGCCGTCAAGACGCCGGTCGAGGTCGCCGCTCATTACGAGACAACGGCTTCGGCGAAATCGACTCGGATCGAAACAAACATCGCCGCACCGGAGAAGCTCGCTTCTTCCGACGGCTCAACACCGGCCGCCGAAACAGGGACAGCGGTCACAGCAAAGGAGGTCGAATCAATGGATTTGACGACACTCAAGAGCGAGCATCCCGAGATTTACGCGGCGGTGCTCAAGGAAGGTGAGGAGAAAGAGCGGAAACGCGTCAACAGTCACCTCACCATGGGCGAGAAGTGCAAGGCTATGCCGATCGCTCTCAAGGCAATCAAAGAGGGAACGGAGCTCGACGGAGAGCTCACCGCGGATTATGTCGCGTCCCTCACCAACGCGAACGACATCGAAGCTCGCACCGACGACAATCAAGACACCGGCGACGCCGGAGCGGCCGCCGGTTCGAGCTCGGAAAGCGTCGAAGACTACGTCGCCAAGCAGGTATGCGCGATGCTCGGCGCTTCCGACGACGACGAAGAGGAGGTGTAATCATGTCCTTGACCATCAACCAATACGATACCGGCTCCGTCGTTTTCGAAGGAGACTACGAGGACGATACGCTGAAATTTGCGGCGGCCGGAACGGTTCTCAAGGGAACGATTCTCGCGCGCGACAATTCCGACGACAAGTTGATCCCCTTCGAAAAGGGCCCGCTCTCCGCTCGCAAGGTGTGCTCGGCCGAGACGTACAAGTTCGTAGACGGCGACACCATGGTTATCGATGTCGACGACGCCGGTAACGCGACGGTTACGTTCAACGCGGCCGCGGGGTACGTCGAAGACACGACCACAACTTACCCTTGTGCGGATCAAGACGGCTTGACCGTCATCATTTCGGTCGACGGCGGCGACGCTCAGACTTGCACGTTCTCGGGAGCGACAACGACTCTCGCTTCGATTCTCGCGCAAATGAACGCGGCCTTCGAAGGCGTCAAGGTCATCGACAACGGCTCCGGCCAGCCGAAGATCATTTCGGACACCGAGGGCACCGGGAGCACCATCAGTGACCCGACCGGAACCGGGCTCTTCGTAACGAACTCCGACGCTCCCGTCGCCGGCACCGGCGATGCTGTGAACGCGGACGAGGTCACCGCTCTCGAGGTCGAGACGCTCATCGAAGGCGACTCCACCGCCGCGGTCACCGTAACCAGCGGGATCCCGACCATTTGGAGCCCGACCACCGGGAGCGGCTCCGAGCTCGAGTTCGTCTCCGGAACTCTCCTCGCGAAGCTCGGCCTCTCCGCCGAAGTCATCACACCGCCCGACACCGGGGCTCTTACTCCGGTTTCGGTACTCACCGACGAGATCGTCGCCACCGGCGCCGGAGACAAGCCGGTTCGGCCTCTCCAAATCGGTAAGGTGAACAAGAACAAACTGGTTATCCACGCCGACGGAGACGCGACGAACGTCGACGAAGTCGTCAAGGATCAACTCAAAGACACCGGGATTCTGGTAGTAGAGAGCACCGTTCTCTCTCTCCAGGATAACGACTAGAAAGGAGGGGCAACTATGACGACTCCCGCAACGAAAAAGATGATCCGGGCGTACTACGAACAACGTCCCTTGAAAATGTTTCTCCAAAGTCTCTTTCAGAGTCCCCCGGAGAACTTCCACAAGTCGGAAAAGGTCGAATGGGAAGTCGAGCGAGACGGAGAAGAAGTCGCCGTCGCGATCAAAGACTATTCCACCGGATACCGGAACAACACCGCCGACGAGTACACCGCGAAGGAGCTCGTTCCCCCGGCGTACAAGGAGAGCTTCCGGCTCCACGTCTACGACCAAATGAAGAAGCAATCCGGCAAAGTCGACACCGACGATCCGGACTTCCAGGCCGCGGCCACCGCGAAGAGCTTCAAGAACTACCGTCGGATCGAGAAGAAAATCCGCCGAGCGATCGAGCTTCAATGCGGCCAGATTCTCACCACCGGCCAGCTCGACCTTAAGGACGAGAACGGGAACACCATTTACGCGATCGACTTCAAGCCGAAGGCCGCTCACTTTTTCTCGGCCGGCACGGCATGGAACGCGGCCTCTCCGACCATCGAAGCGAACATCATGACGGCCGCTCAACTGGTTCGGAACAACACCGGGCTCGACGCCGAC